CGTGCTACGTTGATCGCCATGAGCACGTGTTCGGCCAACTTAGGATCGCACCCAGTGCGGCCAACTACGGCCTTGATTTCCAAATCGATGGGCATGAAAGTAAAGTGAATGATTCGCCCGAACCGATCGAGGGTTGCTGAGTTCATGGCATTTGTACCCGCATATCGGCCTGATTCATCGCCATTGCCGAATGTGTTATCAGCCCCGAAAATCATTACACCTTCGGCCTTGACGTGCGTTGTGCCGCCATAGCTGATGCGTGATTTCCCTTCGAGAAATCCGTTCATGGGGGCAAGGTTTCCGGCAGTGGCGAATGACAATTCATCGAGCAGAATAACAGTCGCGGGGCTGACGTATGCCTGTAGAAAATCACCACGTTTAAACACGCTCGAACCATTTTCCAAGGCCTGTGCACCCGCGTAGTCATCTGCCGTTGTCATCTTGTTAAAGTTGTAGCGCACAAAGGGGCGGCCTGTGCGTGCCGCCCATTGCTCGGCACTGACTGATTTTCCAGTGCCTTTGTCTCCGGCCATGAATGCGTTTTCGCCATACTCTTGGCTGATCACAAAGTGAGTCAGGATCGAGGGTGACCAAACGAAATCGGGATCAATGGCGGGGGCATTGGGTGCGTTGTAAAGATCAATCATCAGGGGGTTGCCCTTCATGTCGCGCACGTCAAGGCCAAACACGTCAAGACAGGGCTTGCGATCGATCTTATGCACCGATGCCATGGCCGCGACTACGGCCTGTGAACCAGTGGCTTGCACGGCCTCATTAAAGGGCTTGAATGCATCGGCTACGGCCTTGGTCACTTGCGCTTGGATCGAGGCGGCATCGATGCCCTTAGAGGCCTGTTTGCCCATGGCCTTGAGTTCATCGCGCAATTCCATGCAAACGCTCTCAAGGTTTCCCGCCATTGTTTCGGCCTTGATGCCGACTCGCAGAGCATCGAGTGCCACTGTCTCGGCACGTGCGGCCACTTTGCTTGCGGCCTGTACCAGTGCGGGATCAATGCCCTCTGTCGCGGTGATGGCCGTCTCAGGGGCGGCTTGGATCATTTCAAGGGTGATCGAGCCATTGAGCACCATGTCAGCGAGCACTTCCATGGCCTCGGTTTTGTTGGCCATGGGGCGGTTGGCGAATTGGAGCATCGCTCCATTGAGCACGGTGTTTTTGACACGTGCAATTTGCAGTTTGATGTTTTGAGTTGTTGCCATGTTTTCTCTCCGTTTAAACAAGTGCCAAGGTATCGCCACAGGGGCAGATCGGGAGTCGGGGGTTGCCATAAGAATCAAATGCCCACTTGGCAGTGAGCCGGACTGTATACGCGCATGATGGGCATGAGGCCTTCAACATGCGAGTGCCTTGTGTTTTGCGCGAGGACATGTCAAGGGCGGCATGAGGGTACTCGCCAAGGCCTTCAATGATTGACCCATAAGCGGCCATGAAAGTGGGTGCACCGATCGTTGCTTTCCAACTGCTAGTGGCGGGGATCAAGAGCATGGCCTCGGCCAATTTTTGGAAGTTCAATCCATGGTTCATGCACCCTTTAGCAGTGTGGCAGAGTTCATGAATGAGCACGTCAAAAACGCGGGCGGGATCGGCCAGAGTAGGTGAAATGAAAATTTCATAATGGCCGTCAGCAGAGCGAGTGTCAGCCCAACACTCGCCAATTGCCCCTGAGCGTTTAGCGTTAGAGGGCAGAGCGCATGACACGCGAATTGCCAATGGCAGTGTATGGCCGTTTGCACTAAATGACGGCCTTAGTTCCTCAACGGCACTCTGCAAATAAGTCTCTCTCTCAGTGTGGATCAGCATGGTTTTTTCTCCAAAACAGTAGGGAAATTCCTACTGCAATGCCCTGATCAACAGAGCATCACAGAATGAACTTATTGAGAGTCAAAGTAGGGAAAATCGCGCTTGGTTTTGCCAAGGCCAAGCTTGTACATCTTTTGAGCCTCGGCCACGTGATGGCCATGTTTTTCAATAAAGCTGAGATACTTTTTCCGCATGGCCAAGGGGTGAAAGTATTCGCCCTCAGCGTGGAGGTCTAGTTCATGGAGGCACACAAAGCAAAGGTCTTCTACTGTAGTGTGAGCAAAGTGGTCAAAGTACGTGCCTGACGGCAGTGCCTTGAGAGCGGTTTCAAAATGCATTTTTACGATCCTTTTTAAACACTACCAAAAGTGGTAGAACCCCGATTTGAACAGATTGATATTGTTTACACAAGCCCCCTGATATTTACTTGACTAAAACGTGGGGTTATTGGATCGGCATGGTTTTCTAGGCAATCAATAAAGAAATCAGGCGCGCGCACGCGTAGCATGATGCGTGCCAACGGTCATTTTTTGGCCTGTTTTTGGCCGTTGTTTAAAAACAACAAAACGTCTAGGTGAGGCGATCGGAGGGGGGGGATAGGGTAGGGTAGCCACTTGAGAAAACGGACGCTCCTAGATGCCTTTAAATCGATTCTAGAGGCCATAGGGTAAACCCTGATTTTGTGGATAACTACCCCTGTTTTGGCCACTTTTTGTGTGGATAACTTTCGGGCTGGTGTGGATAACGTGGGAAAACCCTAATTGCACCAAAATGAATAACCTGTGGATAAAATGTGTTGTAAAATACGAACAGTTCACGAAGTGGACTAGGTGAATATTTATTGAACTGGTCAGTCGCAAAATGGAGGCGGTGTTTATGAATAAGACAACTCAGGCTGAGTATCGAGAGGCCTTGGCCGAGGCCGAGGGGCAATGGGAAAATCAGAGCGCAGATCCCAAGAGCGAAGCGAAACAGTTAGCTGATGCTCTAGCTAAGAATGCACCTAAGCCAAGGAAGCGAAAGGATGGACTACCAGTAGCGGGAGAGCACAAAAGAAGCTTGCCGTTGTCGCCATCTGCGATGGCATTCGTGCAAGGGGTAATCAGAGGGCAATCACTACGTCAAAGCTACAGAGAGGGCTTCAAAAACTCGACAGGGAGCGATGCATCTATTAGTGCAAATGCCAACAAGCTGATGCGTGATCCAAGGGTTCAAGCATTGCTCAAGGAAGCATGGGGCGAAACCATAGAACACCTTGTTGACGACATGGTTGCATCTAAAAGGTATGTGCTCAAGGGGCTTTTGACACTCAGTAAAAGCGATCAACCAAGCACGCAGATAAAAGCACTGGAACTCATGGGCAAAGCCTGTGGCCTGTTTACACCTAGCGATGTGCAAGACAAAGCACCAGTGACGGCCGATCAGTTGAAGCGTGAACTTGCAAGCCACTTGCGCTTGCTCAAGGGGGATCGGTCATCGGTGCAAGACGTGCAAGCCACCGCGTTTAAACAGCGATGATGCCCCACCCGCTTGATGTGCGTGCAGATGCGTCACCCACCGCACCCGTACCCCCCCGCTGTGGCCGCTGACCACCCGCCCGTCTGTTACGCTCTATTCCACTCTTCCATACATCTCCCACAGAAACACCCCCCCTATCCAATCCAAATCCAAACCCCCCACCCTATATATATTTTCGTTTAAACACTTGCGAACGTTCTTATTATCGTTTAAACTCACCACAATGACCAAGCATAGGCAATTAGTACTAGATTTCATTCGGGCGTATATTCGGCTCCATGGCGTGCCACCGTCTTATGAAGTTATTGCTAGAGGGCTTGGCTTAAGTTCTAAGTCAAATGTTCATCGGATCATTCACCGCCTTAAAGAGGATGGCCATCTGACTATCCGGCCTTATAAGTTTCATTCCATTAAGCTTGTGGATAAGTCTGTTAAAGAAATGGCTGCGTTATGAGCCTACTGACCCGCAAAGAAATCGAAGCCTATCTAACGTTCGCCGATACTGCACCCCCCGCAGAACGAGCCAAGGTTCAGAAGCTCTTAGAGTTTGATCGGGTTGAGAGATGCAAAGAATCCTATTTGTTCTTTGTCCAGCAGATGTGGCCTATCTTCATCTCTGGCAAACACCATTCAATAATGGCAGATGCCTTTGAAAGGGTCGCTAGGGGCGACCTTAAGAGGTTAATCATCAACATGCCGCCCCGGCATACAAAGTCTGAGTTTGCTTCTTACCTGCTGCCAAGCTGGTTTTTGGGTAAGTTCCCGGAAAAGAAAATCATTCAGACTGCACACACCGCAGAGCTTGCTACAGGCTTTGGACGAAAGGTTAGGAATCTTGTCTCTTCAGAAAATTATCAGAAGGTGTTTGATACGAAGCTATCAAGCGATTCAAAGGCCGCAGGTCGCTGGAATACTAATATGGGTGGCGATTACTTCGCTATCGGTGTTGGCGGCGCTGTTACAGGTAAGGGCGCAGATCTCTTAATCATTGACGACCCTCATTCGGAGCAGGAAGCCAAGCAAGGCAACCCTGCGGTGTTTGATAACGTCTATGAGTGGTTCACATCTGGCCCTCGGCAGCGTCTACAGCCCGGCGGGGCTATTATCATTGTGATGACTAGGTGGTCAAAGCGTGACTTGACCGGCCAGATACTCAAAAACGCAGGGAAAGATGGCGTAGATCAATGGGAAATCATCGATTTTCCGGCAATCATGCCCTCTGGAACGCCTTTATGGCCAGCTTTTTGGTCAAAAACAGCGCTAGAAGCGCTAAAAGCTGAATTACCTGTCGCTAAATGGGAAGCCCAGTACCAACAGAACCCAACATCCGAAGAAGGCGCGATCATTAAGCGCGAACAATGGGCCATTTGGGACAAAGATACACCCCCGCAGTGCGATTACATCATCCAAAGCTGGGACACAGCCTTTGAGAAGAACAACCGCGCAGACTATTCTGCCTGCACAACATGGGGTGTCTTCCAACACCCGAACAAATCCGGTGACATGAGGCCAAACATCATCCTTCTGGATGCGTTTAAACAACGCATGGAGTTTCCAGAGCTTAAGAAGATGGCTTTGGAGCTTTATCAGGAATGGGAGCCAGATACATTGATTGTGGAGAAGAGAGCCGCAGGTGCTCCGCTCATCTATGAGATGCGTAAGATGGGAATACCTCTGTCTGAGTTTACACCGGGCAAAGGAAACGATAAGATCTCGCGTGTAAACGCAATCTCCGATCTGTTTGCTTCAGGTGTTGTCTGGTGTCCAGAGACTCGTTGGGCTGAAGAAGTGATGGATGAACTGGCCTCCTTCCCCAACGGCGATCATGACGACCTTGTTGACTCTTCAAGCCAAGCTCTGATGAGATTCCGTCAAGGCGGGTTCATTTCCATCGATTCAGATGAGCCAGATGAGCCTGTATATCGCAGACGCATGGAATATTATTAAGGACTCACATGAGTATCGACAAAGCAGTCAACCAAGCCCCTATGGGTCTTTCAGACCTCCTCAATGACATTGGCGTGGACGTTGAATTAGACGAACCCATGGTTGTTGAAGAGGAAAGCGTTGAGATCATCCTAGAGCCGGAATCAGAATATGACAGCGATTTTGATGACAACCTTGCAGAAATCCTTGATGAAGGCGCTCTAGGCAAGATTGCATCAGAACTCGTAGAACTGGTCGAAGCCGACATTGCCTCCCGTAAAGACTGGGCAGAAAGCTTTGTCAAAGGCTTGGAAGTCCTAGGCGTTAATTACGAAGAACGCACAGAGCCATGGAACGGAGCCTGCGGTGTTTACTCTACGGTTCTTACAGAGGCTGCGATTCGCTTCCAATCCGAGTCCA